AATGAATAACTCCCTTGTTGTTAATCTCTATCCGTCTCCAACCGGGGAGGCCGACGAACGCCTTGCTGTAAGCACAGCGGCAGTTGCTCTTACGAATGTTTGGTCTTCGTCCAAGACGAAATACATCCTAATTGATATTCAGGGTGACGATGTTATGGTGACTTTTGATGGTAGCACACCTACCGCTACGAATGGTCATTTGTTTAAGAAACTGACGCCCCCGTTTTTTTGGAATAAGAGCACGGCTCTTGCGGCTAAGTTTATTCGCGCTGCTTCTACGGATGCTTCGGTTCACGCAACCCCATTTACTGTCTAACCATGTCAAACTCACGCATAGTTAACGGACCAATGCAGGTGCTTCCAGTTAGCGGAACATCCATGCGAACGCTTTCGGTTGGTGGAACAGCTACCAACTTCATTGTCGCGGCCCTCAATCCAAACACCAGTCACATCTATTGGACGTTAGACGGAGCAGATATTCGGCTCACCATTGATGGCTCTACTCCCACTACTTCCGTTGGCCACATTTTCAAGGATGGTAACAGCGGTATCTGGAGCGCGGGCTGGGCAAAAAACGCCAAGGTAATTTCCGTAAGCGGAACGGGCGTGTTTACGATTAGCGAACTCAACTACATTTAACCATGTCCGGCATTTTTGACCAAATCATCAACTATTCTCCCCCGCTGATTGTTAGCGGCCCGGTCAATTACAAAGGGACATGGAATGCTTCGACAAACAATCCAACCTTAAACAACCCGCCTGCGGTTTCTACCAAGGGCGACTATTACGTTGTAAGCACGGCTGGAACGCAGTTTAGCATTACGTTTGGCGTCGGTGACTGGATTATCAGCAACGGCACGGCTTGGGAAAAGGTAGATTTGACGGACGCTGTTTCTAGCGTGTTTGGGCGCACAGGAGCCGTAGTTGGTGTTAGCACCGACTATTCCGCCGTTGGCATTACAAACACGGCTATTGGGGCTTCTAGCCCATCTACGGGTGCCTTTACCACGGTTAGTGCCTCCACCCCAATTGCAGTGGCTTCTGGCGGCACAGGCGTGACCACCTCGACGGGCAGCGGCTCAAACGTGCTCTCTACGTCACCGACGCTCACGACGCCAATCTCGGCGTCTCTCACCTCGCCAGCCGCCTCCAACCTCACCCTAGGCACCGGCACGTTCGGCACCGCGTTGACGTTCACGAGCGCGACGGGCGCGGCGACGTTTGCTGGTCGGACCCTTGTGGGGTCTGCAACAGGCACCTTGGGTGCTCGTTTTGAGGTGAATGAATTGAGCGACACCATTGCGATCTTTGTTCGCGGAGCGGGACAAACAAATGGCGTCGGCCTTGGCACGAGCGGAACAAACCAACCATTCGTCAACGGATACAGTAACGTCGGGGCGGTCACAGCACTGGGAATCCAGCCCAACGGCGGTGCGCTCTCAATCGGTAACTCTGCCACGATAACAACAATCAACGGCACCACCGCCAGCACATCCACGACCACCGGGAGTCTAATCAATGCGGGCGGCTTCGGAAATGTGGGGGCGGCTTACATCGGCGGGCCTGTTTCCACCGGCAGTCGGTTCGTATTTACTGGCCCCGGCGCGCTTCCCGGCGCATCCGAGTTAGCCATCGGGACAAACGGAGTTGGCACGCGGATTCTGTCCAACGTCCCAACGGGCGGGGAGTTTAATTTTACCGTGAACGGCACTACCGTCACGGCGATTAACGCGACCACCGGACTCTACACCACGGGCTTAATCAACAGCACAAACACCACCGCCAGCACGTCCACGACCACTGGGAGCTTGGTCAACGCGGGTGGGTTTGGTAATGCGGGGGCAATCTTCGCGGGTTCAACAATCGCATCTACGGTGAGCACGAGCGGCGGAGGAGTTGTAAACTTTGCGCCCGCTAACTCCGCAGCCATTGCGTCTGGAAACACCGCCAATATCCATTTTTCTACTTACGCTTCGGACGCGAACACTTGGCAACTCACCGCCCGCCAGAACAGCACGACGCCAACGGACAAAACCCTTCGTGTGATTCTCGGCGGTGTTGCCCAACACACCTATTTCAACGCATCAGACCTTTCGACGCAGAGCGGGATTCAGATGAAGGTTTTGGACACCACCACCAGCACGTCCACCACGACCGGCAGCTTGGTCAACGCGGGCGGGTTTGGGAATGCGGGGGCGGCGTTTATCGGGGGCAACGCCACGGTTTTCGGCGCTGCTGGTATCACCATCAACAACGTAGGCGGGTCGGGCAACGATTCAATTCTTACGCTCACGCAGAGCGGGGTCAGTAACGCATTCATCAAAAATACGGCGACCACCGGCGACATTGCCATTGGTGATGGCGGCGGCACGTATCTAAGAATTACAAAGGGTGCCGGGGTTGTTTTTGTCTCTAATACCACCGCCTCCAGCTCCACCACGACCGGGAGCTTGGTAAACGCGGGTGGCTTCGGTTGTGCTGGGGCGGCTTACTTTGGAGGAGCGATTGCCATCGGCAACACCGTAAACACCGTCAGCCCGACCTCGCCCAACCGAACCGTAACAATCGTTATCGGCGGGACAACTTATTATCTGCACGCCAAAACCACTAACGACTAATTTTCCTACCATGAATGACCCAATCGTCACCACCACGCTACAACGCATCCAGACTGACCCGCAGGGCGAGTCTCCTATCGCCACTGCTTTCTTTGAGAAGAAAACCGTAATCGACGGGCAGGTATTCGTGTCCCCTTGGACAACGGTTACTTGGCCGCTCCTAAGCGACAAAACCGTCACCGTCGGCGGCAAGACTTACAGCTACGCCGAAGTCTCGGCTGCGGTTACGGCCATCGCGCATCAAGAACTCGCCGCTTCCTAACATGAGCACTGAGCAAGCACTCCAAAACCTCTACGCAGCCGCCCGCCAAGCCCCATTAAAGGCCGACGACCATGATCTCATCCGCAAGTGCGCGGAGCAGATTGCCGAGGCGTTAAAGCCAAAGGAACCGAAGGTCGAATGAGCGGAACCTCCGACACGAACTGGCGCAGCTACGTTGGACCACAGGACAACGGGCTAACAGTGAACGCGGCTGAGTGGCAGGCACCGCTTGACCCCGAAAACTACGACGATCTCGTAAAGGGCTCCAACGTGTCGAACCTCTGCGTGTCGGGTCTCACCATTCCAGCCTCGCAGGAGGACTCGATAGACTTCGTGCGCGGCAAAAACTACGTCGTGCAGAATTGCACGGTGGCTGGGTCGATCACGGCCAAAGGCTCCATTGACGGGCTTTCGCTCTACGGATGCTGCATCTCGGGCACGATTGAGCTTGGGCAATACGACAACTACTGGAGCCGAGGCCGCGCTCCCACGCGCAACGTGTCTATTATTAGCTGCACCTCGCCAGACGGCTCGCCTATTAGGGTAAAGCTCTGGGATGCAGAGATGCCGTTTATTGAAAGCACTAACGTAAAGGTGACGAAGATTCCAAAATGGGTCTGGTTGCCTTATTTCCTGTTTCGTCGTTTGACGAATCCGAAGAAGGTATAACCCATGTTTCCACTCGCTGAAGTTCTAGGCATCGGCACGAAGCTGATCGACAAGCTGATTCCGGACCCGGAAGCGAAGGCCAAGGCGCAGCTAGAACTCACGGCGCTGGCGCAGAACGGCGAGCTGGCGAAGATGAACGCGGACCTCGAAGCCTACCGCGTCGAGCAAGACAACCTGACCGACCGCCTCAAAGCGGACATGGCTTCGGACTCGTGGTGGTCGAAAAACATTCGGCCAATGACGCTCGCGGCAATCCTTGCTGGCTACTTTATTTTCGCGGGCATGTCAGCCTTCGGATACAACGCCAACGAGTCTTACGTTTCGCTGCTCGGTCAGTGGGGCATGCTCATCATGTCGTTCTATTTCGGCGGTCGCACACTCGAAAAAATCATGGAGATGCGAAAAAAATGAACGAGCACAAAGACCTCATGGAAGTGGCCAAGCTCTGGAAAGAAACGGGCTGGCTGACGGCGGTGATTGGCGGCGCTGGCATGGTTGCTCGCCTACTGGCCAACCCGATTCAAGGCACGATCTGGGACAGCGTGCGGCGCGTCATCATGGCGGCCATCGTCTCGACGCTCGCGTGGTTTATCGTTGAGCAAATCGAAGTCAGCTCGCTCGTGAAGGCCGTCACCTACGGCGTAGCCGGGCTGCTCGCACCCGAGATCATCGACGGCATCACGACGCTGGCAAAAAAGTATTCCAAGAATCCGGGCAGGTTCCTGAAGAAATGAGCCCGAAGGTCATCACCGCTGCGCTCGCCGCGGTCGTCGTTTGTTTCGCAGGCGTCGGAGTGGTCACCGTGAAATCGGTCTCGGAGCACATCGCGGCGAGCGACAAAGAATTTGCGATGACGAGCAACGTGCTCAGTCCGCTTTTCGATATTTACGGGCTGGCTATCGTGGACGGTCAGGCAAAGGCAAGCAAGGGACTGATCAACGCCAAAGAGTTTTGCGACTCGCTGGCGAAGCTCCAAGCCGAGGCGGAGCGATTGCTCGCGGAATTTGGCAACCCGGTGGAACTCGTGGCGCAGCACAAACTCGTTGCAGCCTACCTCAAGAAAGCGCGTTCAGCCTGCGACGCCGGGCAAATTGAAACGCTCAACTCGCCGGCCATGACCGCCGAACTTTACGCGGTCATCGAGCCGATGACGGCGCTGATCAACAAGGCGCTGCATGAGGAGCTGACGATTTCGCGCACGCACAAGGAGGCCGCAGACCGGGCGCTTCTCACGTTTGAACGGTTCGCGAGCGTCGCGGCCGGGCTTGGAATGGTCTTTGCCGTCGCTCCGTGGATTGGGGCTAAAAAGGCTCCTTCTGTTATAATTAAGCCGAAACGCCGTAAGAAGAAGGAAGCCAATAGGCCCTAGAACCCTGTTTCCTTGCGATTTAAGGCCATTTGACCCATGAACCCACGCAATCTACCCTGTAACAGCCCTAGGCGAGACATTAGCGGCGGCAAGAAGTCCGTAGTCCGCGCCTGTGCTAATGGGAAGTCCAAGGTGATACGCTTTGGGGATGCCAATATGTCCATCAAGAAGAGCCAACCTAGCCGGAAAGCCTCCTATTGTGCCCGTTCCGGCGGCATCAAGGGCACATCTAACAAACTATCGGCCAACTACTGGAGCCGAAAAGCATGGTCGTGCTAATATCTTTTTATGAAAAACGAAAACTACAAGTCACGCAAGCAGATGATTAAGCACGAAAAGAAAGAGAACAAGAAGAAGGACTACGAGGGTTTTGGCAAAGCAGCCTACGGCAAACGTAAGTCCTGTTCCTAATTGTGCTAAGGCACAGTAGGGTATGATAGGCCAATGGCTCGTTATAACACTTTTGGCGAAAAAGACAGTCAGTTCAATGATGAGGTGGACATTGGATTCTCACGAATCAATGCCCGGTTGCGCCCCGATCAATTAAAGTCTGGCGAGCTGGCTGTGTCCATCAATGGACGCATGGACATTGACGGTGCTTGGCAACCCCGAAAAGGGTCTAATGCTTTTGGGCCTCAGCTTGGTAATAGCGGCGAAGCGTTGATTGTTCCGTTCTACGTCTGGACCAATCAAACAATTAGTAGCGCAACTCGCAGCACAACGACGGTTACGATTACAACCCTTCTTGCACATGGGTTTATTACAGGCACGCAAGTGGGTATCGCTGGGCTTACGGGAACAGTTAACCCCAACGGCAATCGCACAATTACCGTTACAGGCTCAACAACATTTACATTCACCATTACGGGTGCTACGGGTAGCGAAACCTATTCAATTGACTTCGACAACTTTGCCGGGGCTCCTCTTCTGAGCAGCAACATCAACAATGCCTACGGCTCTTGCTTGTTCTCCGACCCCTCGGATGACAATGACGAATACTTTATTTTGGCCCTCAATTCTAAAGCCATTGCGGTTAATTGCTCAACAGCAGCTACAACTGACATTGCCTATCCATCTGGCATCACCATAACAGATGATGTTGAGATGATTCAGGCGTTTAACAAGGTGTTCATCTTCAGAGATGGACTTACAGCCCTATCTTGGAATGGCAGTTTCACGGGAACTCCAGCCTTTGCTAAAGTGGCAAATGGCACCTATGCCAACACAACGTATTACAATGCTAATAACAACACAAGCATTGCAGATGGTGTTGTGACTGTAAGTGAGACGGCTCATGGTCTTTCTGTTGGAAGACAGATTTTTGTGGTGGATAATAGCACAACCCATTTAGTGGAAAACGGAGTTGGTTACACCATTGCGTCTGTTCCTAATGCCAATACATTCACCTTCTTTGCCCAAGTTGCAGATCACGCAAGTCACAAGGTAATTTATTCCGTAGCTCAGTCACAAGGACTTGGATTTGTTCATATGCCCGCGCCCCCGTGGGGAGTCTATCATCAACGTCGTATCATTGCACCCTACTACTACACCTCTACTGGAACATCTGGCAGTGAAACAATTACTAGCCGCAACGTAAGGGATGAGTTGATATTCTCCGACATTTTTGATTCAGACACCTATGACCACATCCAGAATCAGTTCAAGGTTACGGCTGGCATTGCTGACTATTTGCAGTATGTCCACCCATTTACTGACGACAATGCTGTGGTTCTCAATCGCAATAGCATTCATCTTCTTAGCGGGCTATCGGGTAGCCTGACGGACATTACACTCAAAGAAATTACACGCGAAGCTGGGCTTGTGGCTCGTCGTTCCGTTGTAACCATTGCCAATCAAATTTTCTTCCTTTCAGACAACGGTGTTTACGCAACAGCCTTCGGCGACCTCTATAATCTTCGCGGAGCAGGACTACCCTTGTCTGACCCAATTGACCCCATCATTCGCCAAATTAACAAGGAGTATGCCG